TTTGTAACAAAGGCATTTGATGCCATGAAACCACTTTTTGATATATTTGGAAAAATTTTTAATGCAATTACAAAAAGCTTTGTTTTTAGAATTGCAGAAAAAGCATTTTTCTGGATAGGTATTATTCTAGATGTTGGATACAACTTGTTTAAATCCATAATGGAACAAGGTGCTACTATCAAAGGATTTGTTGATGGTATTCTGGGTGGTCTGCTGAGCTTTGTAACATTTGGCATAATGACATGGAAAGATGTTAAAACATACACAGATAAGATCATGGAGGCATGGGGTTCAGGCAGAATAGTTGAAGCCATTATAAGAGGCCTGCTTGCATTGCCTGAAATGCTTGGTGATGCACTTGGCATTGCCATTGGCAAGTTCATAGGCCTGTTCAGCGAAAGCTGGGGCAAAGCAATACAAGACTTTTTTAAAGAAAATTCACTCACAGATTCTGTTGCAGAGCTGTGGACATTCATATGGGATGCTGTAAAAAATCTTTTCAAAAGGGTGTTTGGTAAAGATGATACTGAAGTGGACAAACTTGCAAATACAAAAAAAACTGCTGTTAAGCCGGTGGGTGACTATGTTGATGATAACAATAGAACATTAATTTCCCGGGGTCAAGCATTTTCGTTTGACAAACAAGATCAAATCATGGCATTTAAGAGTGGCGGTCCCATTGATAACATTTTACAGAGTCGGGATGGGGACACTAGCGATTCTATCAAACAACTCACAGTTACTGTGCAAGAACTCAACAAAGGACTGCTGCAATATTTCAAGACAGCAGCAGCATTGCAATCAAATGAGATAAAAATTATGGGCGAAAATGTTAATCTATTGAAGGAAATACGTGATAAAAAATCAGGTTCCAATGTAGTAGTGCAGAACACAGCAAACAATACATCATTTGGCGGTCGCTCTTCTTCCAACATGGATTACAGAAGAGAGCTCACAGATAGAGTCACTTTTTAATTAAGTAATGTTATGAATCATGTGTTTTCTATTTCTCAGTCTAGAGATTTTGGCAACCTTGTAAGAAATAGTTCCATTGACGTAGCACCCCCCAAACTGGTGGCACCAAACGCTTCTGCAGGTGGAGCCGGGATTCTTGGTGGTAGCAACAGTGGCACTGGTGGTGTTGTGGATGTTGTTAACAATTTCTACTGGACTTATTCAAAATTAATAGATTCACGCAAAGAAACACCAAGGATAATTTTAAAAGAAAAACGCTTAAAAGCAAATGCTCTTATTTCACAGTTAAAATATTCCTTTGGCATAGCCAAAAGCAATGTAACAGCTGCTTTTGAGAGCCTGCCTGATGGCATTAAAAACCCCATTACAAATTTTTTAAACACAGGCAGAACTGGTGGTGCAGTACAGTCTGCATCTCAATATACAAAGGATCTGTTGGGTCAAGCTTCGTTCATGCAAGACAATAATGACGTATATACTCAAAACAAATACTTGCTACCATATCAAAACCTGTACATAACTGAGCCCACAGGTTGGGAATTTCATTTGCCTTATTTTGATAATTACAACAACTCTCAAAACAATGGATTCTCACAAGATGCAGGTGCCAACCCATTTCTCGGTCTTCTCAAAGATGCTGTAGACATAGCAACAGACATTGCTGAGATTACCAATGTCATTAGTAACCCCACACAAATTACTTTTGTTGAACGAGCTAAATTCTATAATTACCCAACAGAAGGTGAAGAGTTTTCATTTTCTTTTCCTCTCATTAACACAGGATCTTCTACTTTCGATGATGTGGTAAGAAATTGGGAATTAGTATTTTTGCTAATGTACAACAACAAGCCATCCCGCAAAAATAAATCGGTCATTGAGCCACCAGTACTTTATCAAGTTGAAATACCTGGCGTTAAATTTCTACCATTTTGCTACATCTCTGCCATGTCGGTGCAGTTCAAAGGTTCCCGTCGTGAGATAAAATTTAACCTTGCTGCAACTGAAAGTCTCAATGTTGAATCTGGTACAAATAACCCTACAAGCCAGCTCACATCTGCTATTGATAGTGTTTTTCAACGCGTAATAGGGTTCACAGGGCAGACATCAAGAAATGAAATATCTACTATTATTCCCGATGCTTATGTGATAAACATCACTGTAAAAAGTCTTATTCCAGAGTCTAAGAATTTTATGTATTCTGTACTGAATAAAGCACCGGTAGTAACCACGAACACTGCAGGAATCCCCACGGATAGTAGTAATAATCCGTTCGTTGATTCGACGAGACAAAATGTTAATGCCTCTATTAATAACCCGTTAGATACATCGATTCGGACACCAAATTCGCCTAATAGTTAATAACAAGCTAATTGCATTTTTAGAATAAGTATTAGTATGGACGGTACGTTTCAAAATAGTATTAAAGGACTACCAGCTTTAAGGAGTACAAGATATGAGAATATCTTTAAACTTTATACTAATGATGCAGGTCAGTATTACTACAACCTTTTACAATCAGTGTTTCTCCCTGATATTATAAATGAAGATTCTATTTACTACCAGCAGATAACAACAAAAATGCCATGGACGATAGTTAGCTATAACGCATACCAGACAATAGAATTATGGTGGTTAATATGCCTTGCAAATAAAGTCTTTAATCCTGTGAAATTTCCCGACAAGGGAACACTTATAAAGGTTATAAAACCACAATATGTATCAACTGTATTAAACGAAATTAAAATTGCACTAAAATAACATGGATAATTACTCACCGTCTAGCGCTGGTACAGATTTTGCTAATATAATTAATAATAATCCCTACAGATTTAACATAGGGCTTTACACAACTGACGGGCGTTATCAAGAATTAAAAATTGGAGCTATTAATAAACTAGTAATAGATGATGATTTTCAAGATTTTTATCACAAAGGACATATAATCATAAACAATACATTTGACGCTATTGAGAGAATTGCAGATTTCAGAAATGCTGAAAGCGCTACACCCGGTGCAACAACACTTACTAACGATAAGGGATTTATATTCAAGGGAGACAGTCGTGATATTCTAGTTATTGATATCATGCCCAAGCTTGATGAAGAAAATTTTGCGTTTTCAACTAACGCAGATGCTGAAAAAGCTTTTCGTCTTCGTTTTAATTTTGCTGTTTATAATACAGAAGAAATACTTGGTACAAATCCTGGTGAAAAGTTTAAAAAACTTTATTTTTGGGATATGTACAATGAGTTATTAAGAGAAAAAAATTCTTATTTTTCTACTGCTAACTTTGTAAACAATCAGGATATTATTAACAGCTCAAACGCAACACGTGGAATTACTACAGGCAATGCTCTTCTTGCATTTTTAAAAGACTTTTTTAAAGAAGATGATGGGTGGCCAATTACTATAGATGAGTCTAATTTTGACACAGGTGTCACAAATATATTCTTTTCTGCACCAGCTCGTTTTAAAGGTATAGATTGCTTAAAGTACTTAATTTCACGGCATGTTTCTACATCTGAAAACAACTACGATATGTCTTTTCTAAGATTAGAGCGTGATAATAACAAATTTACATTTTTAAGCTTATCAGATTACTTTAAACGCGCATTAAACGGAGCAGCGCAGAGTACAAGCAGTACGGCCGGTGAATTATATCTTGAAACTTTTAAGCTTGGATCATACTCAGACGAATCAGCAACTAACTTTGTACTAGAAAAGGCGGATTACGTACCACCAGACGGTCTCATGCTTGATGAGGATGGCATTTTAAACAATTTTACATACGATCCAATGCCCGGTTTATACACCCAGCAAGATCTCGTCTCTATAAATGTACACAGCTATAACAATGACGAAAAATGCTTTCAAATCGACGAGCAAAGAAATACAATTAATAGCGCATTAAGTGTTTATGATACAAACTATGTATTGCCTTTTCAAAAATTTAGCTTTGATAAAGCATACAGAAATTATTTTCCAGGTGAATATAGACAAACACAAAAGAATATACGCAATGTATCTACTATTATAGAACAAGAGGATGAGTTTAATGCGGATCAAAGATTAGGCTCTGGCCGAAATAAGTGTTTATTTAACACTATATTCATGAATAATACGATTTTATTTACTGTCCCTGGGTCTACACATAGACAAGCTGGTAGATTTATAGGCGTAACTCGCGATGGAGCCTATCCTTACAGCGATTTTGATAATAAAATACTAGGAATATATTTTGTTGTTGAAGTAAAACACAATTTTAATGGAAGCGATTATTTCAATGAATTAAGATGTGTTAAAACGTATAGCTATGATAATTTATTCTTAAATCTAAATAGTAGGTAAAGATGAAAACAAAGACAAGTACAATATATCCTGAGCTTATTAGTACGAATGTAGCTAACTCTACCGATATTATTTACAGAGATACTACTTTTATGAACGTTCTTGGTGCGCCTGTCTCTGTTCAGCCAATTCAACTTAACGGTAATAAAGTCAGTCCTAACAGCCTCAACAATTACTTAGTACAACGATTACAATCTTCGAGCTTAAATGGGTATGTCCCATCAGATGGTGCAAAATATGGTATTGATGGTACACCGCAATCTTGGGCAAACTTTTTTACAAATTTAGCAGGCAAAGAATCATCATTTAATAATAATACAGTGGGCGATGTAGGCAGATTTGTTGGTAATTCAAACGGGTTATTTCAGCTGTCACCTAACGACGCTCTAAACTACAAACTTCAAAGTACTCCTTTCTCACCAGCACAACTGCGTGACCCGTATACAAATACTGATGCAGCAGTTAAAATTGCTGAAAGACTGGTAACACGAGATGGTTCTATAGCAGGATACGGTAATGGTAAAAATTTGGGTATGTCAGCTTACTGGGGCCCGTTAAGAAGAGGCTGGACGCCAACAGATACCTATACGTATGATCCACCAACATTAGCAGCTAGCACGTCTTCAGCTAATAATTTACAAAAGCAGTTAGATTTATCTGTACAATACTGGAATGCTAAAAAGAGTAGCGACCCAATTAATAATTTATCTAGTTTTTTCAATGGTTTAAATTCCGAATTACAGGGGCTAAACAACGATTTTATATTTTTCTGGTATAAAAAACTACAAGCTCAGCCTGATGATGTAAAAGCCCAGGTTAAAATAGATGAAAATTCGCTATTGGCTGAACCTAGCGATAGTGTAGGTTATTTAACTAATACATTATCACAATTTAGCGAGTATGTATCTCCGGTATTTGATGTTAATCTTGATTACGGACCGCCACAAACACTACCTACTTCGGTACAAAATAAACTACCAACAGGAACGCTTGAATTGTCGGAAGATTTAAGTTATAGCAACTCACAACTAATGAAAACTAATCAAGTTAATGTGCAAAAAGTTAATGATACATATAACATAGCAACTGATTCTACACAGCCGCACGGTTTAAACTTAGTAACTGATATTCCATCTTATCAAGATTCTTATAAAGCACAGGCACCCTCGCTTAACTGTTTAGCTAATAAGTTTGGCCAAGATAGATTTGAGTATCTCAATTATTTTAGCAATATGAATGATAATATGGCATATAATCCCGCTAATACGAGCGCTAATAATCTTCAATCTATGCCAAATATCAACTATACAATGAATGTTGAGGGCTCACCGCAGCAAGTTGATATTCTTAAAAAGAAAGTTATTAACTCAATGAATTATAGAACCATAAAAGGTGCATTAGCCTGTAAGACGCGTCAGAAGGTTGGCGGTGTTACTACGGCTGAGAGTAATAGAGCTCTCTTATTTCAGTCTAGAACAGTGAGACTAGCTACGCCAATATCAATGTCTCAAAAAGCAACTGCTAAACTCGCAGCTGCAAACTATGTATTACAGTATCCTAATCAACAAATCTCAGATTTAATTAGCAGAGTTAACCAAACCGGTATTGGTAACCTACCATTCACTGAGACTCTTCTTGCTCCAATTTATAATTTACAAGGTCTTGCAGGAGGTGTTACTGGAGGGCTTACATCCTCATTAGGCAATATACAATCCATAATACAATCACCTCTATCTAACATGCCTAATGTACTACCTTCTGTTGATCCAGGATCATTCCCGCAAATTTATTCTTTACTTTCTAATACAAGCTTTAGTAATCTTAATGCAGGGTCTATATTAGGAACAGCACAGCAGCTTAAAGGCATTATATGCGACTTTAAACTTCCTATAATAGGAAAAATTAATTTTAATAGCTTAACAAATATCAATATTACTAAAGATTTCCAAAACGCACTTAACAGCTTAGTGCCAAAGATGCCGAAAATAGATGACTTTAAGAAAGCTCTTAAAGGACTTGTACCTGACTTCAAGCAATTATGGAGTAGCTTTTATACAACGTTCTTTGAATGTGATAATAAAGACGATTACAGTTAAGATATTTTTTTATCTTCTACGATTTCTGCATCTATAATTTTAGCACTGTTGTTAGCGCTATCGATTAACATCTTAAAGACCTGTTCCCGTGTTATCATGAGTTTATTTGTATTATCAGCTGTTTTAAGCTCTTTTCTAGATGCAATATCCATTTCTTTAGCTTTAATAACTGTATCATTACGCTTGTCTGTCACTATAATTTTGTTTAATGTCTCTATTGCTGTAGCAGTAGCAGCTATTAGTTCAGATAATGAACCTACATCCTTGCTTTCCGGAGCTGAAGATATGTAATCTTTTACATTTGTCATAACATCAAGACTTTCTTCTACTAGTCTACCGGCCTTTTCAATAACAAATTTTTCCATGTTTTCTTTAGTCAACGGATCGCTAGTTTTTTTAGCTTTTTCAGCTTGTTTATTTGCGTCTGATAGCTGGGTTAATAGATCCCCTACCATTTCATTAAGTTCTTCACTCATAATAATATTTAATACGTATTGATTTTTATAAAGGTATATTATAATAGAGGTATGTATAATATAAGCCCTCAGTCTGATCCGAATTTACAGTTCCTCCCTGTTTTAAAGTTTGAGAAAACACATGAATTGGCTAAATTACCTAGTAAAAACCATGAGTCTGATACAGGCTATGATGTTTATTCTATTGAAGATAAGATAATACCGGCTAGAAGCAGTAACGTCGTTAGTGTTGGCTTAAAATTCGCATCTATACCTGAAGGCTATTGGGTTAAGGTTGAATCTCGCAGCGGCCTCGGGTTTAAGCACGGTATTATGGCGCATCCAGGTATTATTGATTGCGGTTATCGTGGGGATGCTGGTATAAAACTCTATAACCTTACGGATACAGATTATCAAGTTAAGACCGGCGATAGAATTGCACAGTTTGCTGTGTATATGAATTTTTCTATGCCTATTGAGTGGGGAACAGTTGAAGAAAGTGCTCGTGGTGATAAAGGATTCGGGTCATCTGGTAAATAATGAACTACGATTTTTCTAATCTTTGGGTTGAAAAGTATCGCCCTGCTAAGTTCGATGATTTTATTATTTCAGACGAAAATAAATCGCTTATAAGTTCCTTCAAGGGTAAAAATGAGATACCTAATTTACTATTCACTGGTAGCCCCGGTATAGGTAAAACATCTTTAGCTAAGATTATTGTTAATGACCTACTAGAATGTCAGTATTTGTATATTAATGCTAGTGATGAAAATGGAATTGATACAATTCGTAGCAAAGTAACTAACTTTGCACAAACGAAAAGTATTGATGGTAAAATAAAAGTTATTATTCTTGACGAGACTGACGGGCTTACTATGGATGCTCAACGTGCACTACGCAATACAATGGAGGAGTTTTCTAAAATTACTCGCTTCATACTTACAGCTAATCACAAATATCGGGTTATTCCAGCATTGCAAAGCAGATGTCAGAGCTTTGATCTTACACCACCTCAACCCAGTTTTACAAAAAGATGTGTTAATATACTTAAAACAGAAAAAATAGAAGTAAATGACGAGCAGAAAGCACTGCTACTTGAATTTATCCATTCTTTTTATCCTGATCTTCGCAAATGTCTTAACGAATTACAAAAATATTCAAGCGCAGGTGCACTAAAGCTTAGTAACTTTAAGAATGATGAAGTCTTAAAGCTTATTTTTAATGAAATAAAAAACAAAAATGTTACTTCACTCAGAAAAGCTCTTATAGAAAATGAGAGTCAGTTTAATAACGACTACGTTTCTTTAATGAGAAATCTTTTCAACTATATTGATAGTATTGAAACTAATATTAATACTAAAAAGCATTATCTTCTTACTATTTCAGAGTATATCTATAGGAGTTCTTTTGTTATAGACCAAGAGATTAACTGTTATACGTGTTTAATCGCGTTATCTGAACTTAAACTTAGCGTTTAGGTAGATAGTTGTATGTATACGAGGCGGGGTCTTTATGACCTTCAGCCGGTGAAGATGGAATAACTGTATTTTGATTCTTGAGAACCCGATCACCTGTTGTTAGCTTCTTATTACCTACATCAGACAACCTAGTTCCTTGAGGAGTATAAAAAGGAACTTCCTCTTGCTCATCTTTAACTACCTTAGCCTTAATATGTGCACGTTTGCCTGGATCGTCTTTCTTGAAGACTTCTGGTACTTCAGGTAGATTTGGGTATGAACAGACAGATGAAACTAAGCGAGCAGGTATAGTAACAAAATCTATATATCTTCCTGGGGCTATTTCAGAGGTAATATCGAGATTAGTGTCAATTGTCATGTTATCGATGTTACCTGCACCCATAACAGCCGGAAGTGTATTCTTAACATTTGAAACACGTAGATTTAACCCACTCTTTACCATGTTTTGTATTTTTTCCTTTGTGTTTTCACCTAAACTCTTATACCACGCGTCATTAAACGCGCCTTCATTGAATTTAACTACATCACCTGCGAGAAAACCACCTCTTGTATATCTGCTAATAGCGGACTCATATAACTTGACAAAGTTCCTCTTCATTCAAATTATTTATGCTTTATACTTAATAAAAACTGTTTTTAAAAGAATAAAAATACTATAAATAAGTATGTGGCCACAATTAAAGTCGAATCGATTGCAGAACCAAGTAAATCTACAAGTAAATATACATATACGGATTTAGAGCTCGACCTACAGTTCGATTATACAAGAAACAATGAATTTCTTAAGAGAAAAGAAGTAAGAGATCTTAAGATCGACTACGATTATGCCGCAGTTAGAAATTCTATTTTTAATCTCTTTAATACAGTACCCGGTCAACGTATCTTAAATCCAACGTTTGGGTTGAATCTACAAAGATACCTATTTAATCCTATAAGTGAAGCCGTGGGATATAGTATTGGTAATGAAATTTTAGACGGTATTAACAAATTTGAACCTCGTGTACGCGTCAAAACAATAAACGTGCAATCCGATGAAGTGAACCAACAGTACATTATTACACTTATAATAACAATGATTACTATTGACACAAGTAGTAGTTTTAAGCTTGTTGGTACATTAAGTAATTCAGGATTCTTCTTTAATTAATATGGCAACTTTTAATAATTTCGACTTAACGACAGATGGTTATGTAGCATTTGATGCTACTAGCTTAAAAAGTTTAATTACCACAAGATTAAACACAAATAATATTTTTACAGATCAAAACTTTGAAGGTAGCAATCTATCGTCTATTATAGATATTGTTGCCTATGCATATCATGTTTTAATTTTTTATCTCAACCGTTCTGGAGCTGAAAGTACGTTTACTACAGCAGAATTATATGAAAATATTAATAAAATAGTAAAGCTTATAAATTATAATCCTATTGGCAATCAGACTTCCATACTATCATTTTTAGCAACAGCACAAGAAACTCTTCCTGCTGGAACATATACAATACCAAGATATTCTTATTTTACCGTTAATGGTGCAACATTTTCTTTTAATACAGACGTCACTTTTACAAAAATTAATAACGGCACAGAGACGTTAACAGAATTACAAGAAAATAATTTACTATTTCAAGGAGCATATAACGAATACCCAACATATACAGCTACCGGTGAGCCTTTTGAAGTTGTTACTATGACAGTTGTAGATACAAACGGGCAAAATGTTACCATAGATCATTTTAACATCGATGTTTATGTAAAAGATAATACTATTGGAACACCGACTTGGGAAAGATGGACCCCAACACAGTCATTATTTTTAGAAAGGTCTAACTCTCGTGTTTATGAAATTCGTTTAAATGAAAATGAACGTTACGAGTTAAGATTTGGTAATAACGTTACAGGTAAGAAACTAAATGTCGGCGATGAGGTAGCAATATATTATATTAAATCAGATGGTACTCGCGGTGAAGTAGGTCCAGGATTATTAAACAATAATAAAATATTCTTTTATAATTCACCCCGCTTTAAAGCTATACAGTCTGATACCACTTCCTCAAACCTCACACTTATTAATGCTGATCAGGTCAGTAATATACAATTTTCTAATATTGATAGCTCTACAACTTTTGTTGCCCGTGAAAGTGTTGAAAGCATTAAGAATAATGCTATTAATAGTTTTAGAAGCCAATACCGGCTTATTACTTCAGAAGATTTTACAAACTATGTATCAAAAAATTATAAAAATATTATTTCCTCTGTGAGAGTTATTAATAATTGGGATTATATATCCGGTCACTTAAAATACTATTTCGATCTCGGCGTATCTAAACCTAATTATGAGAGCCGTGTTTTATTTAATCAGGTAAAATTTGCAGATTCTTGTAATTTTAACAACGTCTACTTATATGCTGTGCCTAAACTTGATAAGCTTACATCTCTTACCACAAGAGCAAATTATTTAAACACTGCACAAAAACAACTCTTATTAAACGATTTACAATCTGTAAAACTAACTACTGCAGAGGTTATTGTTAATGATCCTGTATATGTTGCTGTTGATATTGGAACAAGATTCCCCGGTGAAACTCTTTCACCTGCTGTAGCAGAAACATCTTATCTAGAAATATCGCGAGATATTACAGCAAAACGTAATCCCGAAGCGCTTCGACAAGAGATTGCAGCAATATTTACTAATTATTTCTCTACACTTAAAGATAATCTCGGTCTATTAGTAAGTCTTACTGAACTTACAAATCAGATTCTTGCCCTTCCAGGGATAAACAACATTAATACAATAAGAACACAAGGCAATCAGACAGCAACCGTCCCGGGAATTAGTCTTGTTATATACAACCCTGTATATTCTGAAAGCGATATACAAATTACAACACAAGACCTACAGCTGCCTTATTTTAAGTTTCCGTATCTTAATAATGTCTTAGATTTTATAAACAAAATTAAGATCGTTACACCTTCTATTCAATCATTACAGCGAGAGTTCTAATGGCTAACTCGGTAAATTATACTTACGTATACTTCTACATAAGAAACTATACAGGCGCCTTATCATTATCTGCTTATACATTGCCAAATACGCCTCTATACTTTGAACCCGATTTTACTTCTTCTTCAACATTAACCGCCACAAATAATATTTCTAACCGATTAGTGCGTTGGGATTTCGGCGATGGAACGTTTTCTAACAGTCTAACGGCGTCACATGTATATCAATGGCCAGGTAAATATAGAATTAGATTAACTATTTACGATAAAAACGGCAATGCTTACGATAGCTCGTACGGCCCTACAGTTTATATACATGATTTTATCCGTGACCAGCTTGTTTTTGAAGATTATGTAAAATTTATATACGATACCCCGGCAAGCAAAATAGAAGATCCATTGACAGTAAATCGTCAAACAAGCTGGCAATCATACCATGCATTAAGCGCTGAGGGATATACATTAACACTCTATGCATCAGGAGCTATAGGTGATTACCAAAATGTTGAAAATTTTTATAATGATAAATGGTCTCATCTTCGTAAGTTAAGTCGATTTTATGAAAAAATTCCTGTCGGCGATACATATGAATATGCTCTTGTTGAAAAAATAAAAACAAGCAACACTGAAATATATGCCAATATAGCTAACAACCATTTACAATATTGCTCCAAAGATGATGAAGGTAGTGTATTTGTAGGTACAACAGGTTCTTGCAGTTTTTATTATGTTGATGATAGAGTTAAAAACTTTACATCACGAGAACCTCCTATTTTTATATTCGCTACTCTAGATAATGCAAAATTTAATGACCAGTACACACAATATAAAAATTCGTACGAATATCTACCATATCCACCATATGGATATCAAAATATCAAACCCGCTGTACTACCTATTATTAAAATTAGGCATAATCCTGCAACTGACCTTTCCATCTCGACGACAGGCATCGATGGTGAAGGTACTCTTTCATCAACAAAGTTTAATTTACCCGAAATAAGCTGGCAAAATACAGAAATTCCTTTTGTTATAAGGATGAAAGACAAAGATAACTTTACCACCAAAACATACCCACCGCTTTCTTCTTCAACTACCCACCCTAAATTGAGTTCACTAAGCGCGTTTAATGTAAAGTTCGGCATTATACAGCAAACAGACAACGGAAACATAGAAGTTCCCGATGTAACATATTATGAAGACTTTGAAACCAATATACCGCAATCAATAGGTGCGTTTTATAAAGGTTACTTCACAGTACCAAATGAGACACTTAACTGTATTTTAACAGCATCGATGGTAATTGATGATCCTGCTAATTATCCAAAAGATGTTTTATTTGGATGGATTGCTGTACCGCAATATAATGTATTACTAAGATTTTTTAGACAGGAAATTTATGATTACTGCTCCGGATATCTTTCTCTTACAATTTCTGCTGATGAAAAGTTTTTTGATGCAAAAAATAACAGAAACGTGTATGCAATTCAAGTCGCTCCTTCTGGTGCTGGTCCTGGTAATGACTATCAAACATGGTTTGCTGACGGCACACGAGATACATTATTTAAGTTTGATGTAAATGGTAAGATGTTATCATCTTTCCCTATGTCAGCTTATCCCGTTCTTAGCGGAGGTCAAATAATAACAACAAATCTTCTCTCGCCTATCCTTTCTAGCGCTGCACCTGGAAGCCTTTCACTAGATGGTAAGTGTGACGTTTGGGTCGCCCTTTTTGATTCGGTTTCATGTGTTAAGATAGATGCGTCACAAGGTTACGTAAAGGCAGTCGCTTATCCTAATTTTACTAATTATACATATTATTTGAGTTCTGACTACAATATTCCTTATTTGTCTGGATTTGCAGGTGAAAATAGTTTACTTCCATCGTCATTAGATACAGATTATGAAGATAACCTTTGGGTAACATATAATCACCCAGTATCAAACTTTTTAATAAAATATGATACCTATGGTACTTTACTTACGGTTATACCGTTTCCTTCACTTATCGCTCCTCAAGAAGCAGTAGTAGATAGAAATAGATATGTATGGGTTACCGCATTTAACTATGCACAAGATACCCACGCTACAACGTTAACAGGTAAAAACGATTATTTGTATAAATTTACTTCAGAAGGTGCTCTTGTTTCAGGTTATCCACTTTCAGGATTTAGGTTTATAGGAGATATAACAGTTGACAGCTTACAAAATGCATGGGTAGTTCAGGATAGAGATACATTAACTCGCGTCAGCGGTATTGACGGTACTTTGACAAATTACATTGCAGGATCAGGTAACAGGACGAATTATATCTGCAGCATAGGTGGCATTGCATGTGATTCATCAGACTTCATATGGGTAATAAACACCTTCACCAACAAAATGTATTTTATTGATACATATGCACCCCCGGTATCAGCAGTGGATGGGTATGGATATGAAAGTTTGGATCTGTTATATCCATCCATTTCAATAAAAGAGTTATCAACATTTGAAGAAAAAAGTTTTCAAGCATACGGCGATTGGTTAGGAGGAAGATGGATCAATAAACATATGGTACCGCAGACTACGACTCGCCTTCTTACCGGTCAAAGTAATTTATTCAACATCTATCCTGTTAGCGGGCAATATGGTCTTTCAAAAGTTAATGAAGATTTTAACGCAGAAGGATTTTATAAGTCATTAATCTTTACAGAAAGTTTAGAAGAAAAGAAAATATTTTTTAATGATTTCTTAGGAACAATAGTCGGAGGCGCTAGCGCTCAACCATATGAATTAGGAAAGACAATCTACGAAAAGATAGCTAATTTTACAAGTAATATTGACGATATTGATAAAGTAAACCTAGATCAATTACTTTCATTTTGTAAAGAACTTTCAATTCAATTTGAGCAGTATAATTACCCTTTCCCACCTCAGCTCTTACGCCTAGTAAATATTCTATCTATTAAACATAAAAATCTTTGGGGTGAGCGTAACAAATTTGCACAAAGCTTTTATAAGAATGCATATACTGTTGATAATAGTCTACAGCTCAATCTCGGAACTGAGTACTCAACCCTCACTAGCACGATATCATCTGGTGTACCTGTTGTAGCATATGAAATTTTCTCAGGAAACTATACATTAGTAAATTTTGTTCAAATACCCGGTATAAATTATGGTGAAACGGTACAGTTATCGGACTATACATACGACTGGGGCTGGGGGCTTATTGCTCCAAGAACACTTGTAGGTAGTAGGATATCTGATTATTACAAATTTTACGAATATACACCGTTTTATGAAGGATCTCACTATGATAATATTATTGATTGGAATAACCCTATGACTACTGTAAGCTATACGAATAGCTCCTTTCAAGAATGGAGTAAAAACAGTGGTATTATGCAAAGTCTGCTAAGCTATGAGCTCACAAAAGGGCTTAGATTGTTCTTAAGTGGTAGCGACATTGTGTATAATAATTAAATATTTTAATGTTTGAGTCAAGTAGATTTATCGATGAACGCCTAGATGTATCTATAACATCTCTTACCCCCTCTTCATCACCAATAGACAAGACAGAACCTTTAACATTTCAGGAGTGGGTCAAGTATAATAATAGTTTATTTACTAATGCTAATGATTTCTTACAGAGATATCAGTCTTACCTGAATAACTGGTATGAAACAAAAAATTATCAATTCACTGAACAAATAGACGTAACACGCTCGTTGTATGTGTCACTTATAAAGGAAATAGTACTAACTCACACAACAACAGACGAAAGACGTTGGCTAAAAAATATTGATTTTAATAATAATAGAGATCTTGCAGTAGCAATTCCGTTTTTTGCACAAAAAATTAAAGACATATGCATATACTATAGTACGTTGCGAGATGACGTACGTACTGCTGATTTAAGGTATAATCTTAAAGGGTCAAACTTCGGAGTTAGTAAATTAATTTATAACGAAATATCTAAATCCCTAGAAACAGAAGATCTTACTGACTTAATTCGCACCTTGAATCTCTCTCTTTCAGATATTCGTAACAGTATGGTTATCGATATTGAGGATCTATACGATAATTTTAATGACTATCTAGATACTAGTGCTAACCTGCCTGCATCTGCATACGGGCTTTCTCCATCTGACCCTGCATATAAGTATTTCAGCTTAAATCAATACGATATTGACCCTAATCTCTTTTTGGATTTTAATACCGCCATTGTACAAGCAATTACATCATATCCTTTCTATCTTATTGAGTTCGGTGACAGTTTTACAATTACACCTCAAGTAGATAGCACACAGCTTAATTTTCTTAAAGATAGTGACTTTATAAATACTATCAATACTCAGACGTCAGATAATTTAAACCTAAACAATCAAGCTATATTAATAGAAAAGTTCATCGGCACAGATTTTTATTATGTATCGACAGGAGCTACTGCAACAAGTTATGTATCTGGCGCTCTGTTTTCTGCAAAAAACGAATTTGCAAATTATCTTAATAAAAGATATCCCGCTGTAGCAGCTGTACAAAGCCAAGATTTTATACAAACAGCTAAAGAGATCGGTCTTTTCTTTAAGCCTGATAAGATAGGATTTTCAAACTTTACTAATTTCGGTCTTAATGCTGTTATAAACGAAAGTTCACTTAGCGCTAATACAGTATATATTTTTCCCGATCCATCAAAGTTTGGTAATGTATCCGGATTAACAAAAGAAGAGTTTAATTCGCCTTTAATATATAATGAACTTAATTATTTTAATAAAATTGATTTTTCAAATCAATATAGGTTTGGCGATTCAGAAACAAATTCATATTTTCAAACGTTTAGAGGGTATCAAAGTAGAGAACAAACATTAGATGCATCAGTAGCAGGGTTAGCTCGCTATACAGATCCGCAGGAGTTCTTTAAAGGCGATGTTAAATCACTCTGGGCTAATGATGATGTGTTTCCGTTATTACCGCAAAATGTATTTCCTCTAGATAGCAGAATTGAAAAGCTATATTCTCTTAATAGGACTGCTGTACAATATAAAAACGACGTTTATGGAAACGAATATACCATGTATAAGAATATACATCCGCCTAAAGTACCGGTAAATGAACGCACAGATAACGGCAACTTAAAATTCTTTTTCTGCTTATCACTTGACGGTCATACCTTTTATGATCCTATTTCTGGTTATAACTTTAACTATTCTATAGAAGATGCAGATCTTGGCTATTCTGGCGTAACTTTTAGAACTGCCAATGCTATACCCCCTGGCTCAGGTTATTACACTCCCGCTTTTGAGGGATATACATGGAACCCATTTGGCAACCCGCCCCCGGGATCGTTTATACCCTTTCCTGAAGATTACCCTCCAACATTTACAGAGTATAATAGCGGGGCGCCATCTTATACGCTATCAGGTAAAGCGACACCGGTAGCATCATATAGATTTCAGCCTGAAACATTTTGCCCCGGGTCACTAGAAACAATATATTTCTGTACTACACTTGATGGTGTAACTTTTGTTTCACCAGGGAGCGGATTGCTGCCAGATCAATCATCTGACGATCCAGATTTTGACCCTGCAAATGCCGATGTTTACTACGGTGAGTTAATTGATGGGGCTACTAACCCTACAAGCATATTACCCGACTTTAGAGCTAATTTCGCTTATCCAGGGCTTTTCACATCGACTGTAGCACTATCAACTTATGTACCTTTAGACGGTAATTTATTCTGGGTAAATAGCGCTGCACCTTGTGGCGACGTAACAGCGTTTGTAGTTAGATATGATGAGCCAAGTAATTTCTTGAATTATAATGTACCCAATAGAAAAACGCAAGTAGTCGAAGGGCTCTCCGGTCTATCAAGAAGAAAAACAATTTACGATGCAAGATTTATAGAATACGGTGATCTTTATTTTAGAAATGCTAACTCATCGCTTTATCTTCCAGCTTCTTCCGCTCTTTCACGTATATATGACAAGTATAGCCTAGAAATGCAAACTGAATTAAGAGAAAAATTAATTGACTTTGATCTTTATTACGACACAATACAGCTCGAAACAGAAAACTACTTAATATTTGATAAAATTATTTTTGATAATGAAAACAATACAATTAAAACTACTACACGCAATGATTGCTTCTTTAGCAAAGGCGATGTAAAGGAGTTCGAAAAGACATCCACAGTATGGTTTGATGAGATGAATAATAATCTCTTTTTCTGCCGTACTGTGTTATACTATGAATTAAGTTCGACTAATTATAAAGCAATATATCCTGAAATTTATACCGTTAACATGGATAAATTGACTTATACAAAGCTTTACCCCGAAAAGAATAAAGAAGATCTAACTTTTGAAGACATTAAAGATTATTCGCTATTAGGGAAAGATATTAATCTCAATATTGTAAGTATTGAAAAGCCAATAGTTACGTTTGACGATGAAACGGAAACATATTGTATTTCATATCTTGGGAAAGATCTTTCTAATGTATTTTATATCTACAAGACGTTCTTTAAGTATGTAAACGGTGTAATTACAAACATAAGCAATAATATGTTTAAGTTGACTACAGATGTTAATAGTATAAACTTCTCATATGCACCACCGTTTTCTGGGTATTCAACATATACAATTATAGGATCTTCTGCAGGTAGTGTAATAGGAGACGCATTCGTATTTGGAGCTTAATATGGCATTATTTTATTCATTTAGCCCACAAGATCGTACATCTGTTGTATATGATTACAAGACAATAGATACTTCGAAAGATTTTATAGTATCATTAGAGTACGCTTGCTATGGCGATACATTAAGCGGGGCTGAAGGCTTTTCACTATTTTTTGTCGACTGTAGAAATCTTCAATCAACCGGTAAAACTGGTGGACCGGGCCCAGCATTAGGTGCAACGGAAATTGTTGGAGTGTCTGGTGAAGCGGGGTTTGTTTATTTTCCTGGAGTTATAAACGCAAGCCTTGTTGTTGGCTTTGATATTACAGGAAATTTCGGATCTAATTTCTGGCCGCTAGATGGTTATGCAGAACCAGCTTCAAATACTGTTAGCGTAAGGGGCAGCTACGAATCAGAATATTCGTTAATTTATCGTACGGAAAATCTTGCAAGCTCAAAGTATGATGAACCGTTTTATCTTTACCGTCAGTCACCTGCAATACCAGCATATCGAGTGTTTAGATTAACAGTATCTAATTTCGGAAAAAATATTATTCTCGATCATAAGATTAATAATAAATTTTATAATATATTTGATATTAATATGCCCGTTGAAATGCCACCCACAGTATATCCATGCATAGGGTTTAGTAATAATGATAAAAATACAGTATTCGCAGTTAGAAATATTAATGAAAATGGCTTTTTTGTTACTCCAACACAGACACCAACACAAACACCTACGCAAACACAAACACCGTCTGTGACACCATCACATACACAGACGCCATCAGTAACACCATCGAATACTAGAACACCCACACAGACGCCAACACGCACACTGACCCCAACACAAACATTAACACGTACACTAACGCCAACTCAGACACCGTCTGTTACATTGACATATACATCGACACCTACACAAACACTAACACCTTCAGTGACCCCAACCAACACGCCAACACCTTCTGTTACCCCTTCGCAAACACAAACACCTTCTGTTACCCCGTCGCAGACACAAACGCCTTCTGAGACACCCACTAATACGCCAACGCCTTCTG